TGCATCCAGCTCTTAGCGATAACACCACCGTCTTTCATCAGCTCATCGTGTATCCTGTCTGCTACATATTGATACATGTCATTAGCTTTGTCTTCCTCCACCAGGTTGCACATCCTGCCTGTGTCTTTGTCTCTCAATAACAACGATAGTATCTGCATACCATTGTTCGAGCAGTCTTGACGCACAGGTAAGTAGCTAACATATCCGTACCCCTCCTCTGTAAACTTCTTAAACTCTAAACAGAACCGCAGGAAACAGAACGGATCACTTGCATCTGTCCACCAATCAGTACCGTGTGGATCATCAGCAGCTTCCAATATAAACTTCTGTCGTTTGCCCACCCACTCAAGTCTCTCTGCTCGTGTACCCTTTACTCCCCACATGTTAGCACCGTGTACAAGGATAGCTTCAAAGTCCTCTTCATCTACTACTTGCTGACCATTCTTAAAGTCTAACAAACTCTTAGCTAAATCAGAACCTTGAGGGTGTAAGTAGTACGGAATAGCGTACACTCTGCCCCTGTAATCACATCGATACGGAAAGTACAGCTTGTCCCAAGTCTTATATATCTTAGCGAGGTGTAGGATACGACAAGTCTGATACCGCTTGCTGTTGTTAGCGTCGTTTGCTTTCTTGATGTCCTTTTGTTTTAACTTCCAAGCCCGTAACTCATGCGGACAATCTCCTGTGTATCTCGGTTGCTCAGGTATCGTACCAAAGTTAGGTATGTTTCCAACGACCCTTTCATTCTCCCAAAACTTTAGAGTGTACTCTAATATTTCCTTGTTAATTTTCCACTTTACTCTTTGAAGTTTATTGCAAGCAGACATCGCATGTTCGTAGCTCTTCTCGTAGTCCTCAAACCAAGACACTGGCTTTCCTGTTATGAACTTCTGCGGAGGCATGTGCTTAACGCTGTACCCACCACCCACTAATCCGTACCAATCGACAGGTCGGTCAGGTAAAGCCATCTTAAATACTCTAGTAGTCTCCTTCCACGAATCAAAGCGTCTGATCCAATCTTTAAATTGTGCTGTAGGTAAAACTAAGCGTTCCGGTTTGTAGCTCTTCTGTCCACCTGTATTAAAACCGATCTCCCACAAGCCAGTTTCTATACGAATTTCTTCGAGTAACCACGAACCTAGGGCAACCTTACACTTGCTATCCCACAGCGTGAACCGTTCTTCCTCATAGTGATAGAACTGCTTCAACTTCATCGCCTTTGACCTGTCATCCAACGCTAACAAATCAAGCTTGTTAGGATGCATAGTTTCTAACGCTTTGTCCCATCTCGCTTGGTTCTCAAATGCTTTGCCTATCTTGTAAGCTAATCTACCAACAGGTAAGTTGAATTGTAAGTTATCAAGGAAAGTTTGCAGAGCAGTAGCTGATACTTGGTACGGACACATATCTAATATAAAGGTAAGGAACAGCGGTGTTGTGTGCTCGGTATTACCTCCAAAAGTGTACATAAAATCCTCCACCCTCTTACCCAATCTTGGAGCCATAACACGAAGCATTCTTTTACTAGCTTCAGTTTGAGATGACTCGCCCTCTGCTCTCAGCTTGGCTTGGCGATTTCGGTAAGCAGTTCTTCCCCACTCCCTCATCCTCCAAACATGTCCCCGTGTCTCTTTAGTCATGTGCGTTATTAAACCAGCATTTAGGAAGCTGGCGTTGTTTGTCCGTTCGATAAGCTATTAACTTGCCTTCTGCATCACGGACATAGTTGCCATTCTTATCCCGTTGAAAGCCTGTGATCTCCGTGTCCGCCCAGAACTTATTCCACCCAACAGCTATGGCGTTGTGATCGATACTAGACCAGTTAAAAGGGAGGTCAGTTACGGACGCTTCGTACTCTTCTATATTGTTCATCCAATAATTCTTCCCGTAATATGTCCGCCTCAGCCTCCCAAAACAGGTCAACTCTTTCTCGGATCATCGTATCCATTCCACCTGAGCCAATCTTCGATGGCTTCTTCGTCACCATCAAACTCTTTAATCTCTTCCAAAAGCCACTCTCTTTCTTGTTCTTCTTCATCTGCTAAATCATATGGGTTGTTGCTGTTAAGCCAGCTGTCGTAGTTGCATCCGTTCATTGTTCCAGTCTCCGTGTTTCATCCTCCAACAGCTGTTGTAAGGACAGGTAAAGTGGAAAGTATTTATGGTCAGGGTCTAGCTCCCCGTCAAACTCATTCCATAAAATGTGGTACATTAATTCTTCAATCATGTCAGCGGGTTGTAATAGTATCTCTTTCATAGTTCATCATATAACCAAGCTAAAAATAAGATTCCAATAATTATAAAACATCCTAATCCTAGTAGTGTCATTTGTATTGTCATTTAAGTGGGTTGTCAGTTGTCTGTCTTATCACGCCTTCGATCGTGCTTACAGGCTTTCTCGATAACAATTCCTGCTGTAGCTCCACCAATCGGTCTCGGACAGTTACATTATCAGGTAGTTTCTCAGCCACGGACAGGTAATGATCGATCAAAGTCTGGATGGATAAATCATCTAGCGTTTCAAGTTTAGAGGGGTCAGTTAAATTATCATTCATCTATTAAACATTCGGGGCACGCATCTTGTGCTTCAAGCTTAGGTGATGTCAAGCCACAACTATCGCAAGCACGGACAGGTACTTTCTTCTTTATCTCTTTCAACACAAATTTGCATTGCTCTATAAACTCAGATTTACTCGCACATGTACCACTAAAAGCCGGATAGTCTCTACACTTCCAAACTATTTGCGGACACGTACGAAAACGCTCGCTGTCTATGTAGTAAAAGAAAGCAACTTGGTTCCCATTATGATCGGTTAGGTATTCGGTAACACTCATGTGTTTAAAAGCTTTTTACCACGGCACAAATCTTCGTATTCAATTTGACTCACAACATGAGTAACAAACTCAATAGAATCCAGTTCCTTTTTAACATATAAGTTATAGAATCCTTTGAAATCCTTTTTAGGATGTTTGGATATGATATACCAATGCTCGTTGTTTGTATCGGTTACTTTAATTTTCATGTGTACAGGTAAGGTTTAGATTGATTGCTCCAGTTTATTAAGCTTTGCGTAGCACTTACTCAACTCATTGCGTAGCCAGTCAACATATTTCGGATCATCTTGCCAGTAAATTATGGCTTCCTTTGTATCTTGGATGATTTGCTCTAAATTTCTGATGTCGGATATGATATTTGTTTTCATTTTGTGTACAGGTAAGTTTAAACAAGTGAGTAAGTAGAGTTGCGGTCTTTTATTGAACCATCTTCGATCAGTTCTTCTAACTCGCCAAGTTCTTCTAAGCGTTCTCTCATGTTGGCGTTTTCCTTTTCAGTTTCTAACAGCCAATTAAATAGCTGTAAGTTTCTAGTTTTAAGTTCTTCTAATTGTTCTATTTTCATTGTTTATTTTTGTTTATTTATTCGTTTGGCTAAGTGGAACCTAAGTCTCAAGGTATGTGCTAAATTAAGACCCGCTTGCCGAGCTTTCTTTTCGCCATTGGCTTCAATCGTTGCAACAGGTAAAGGTTTGCCCGATTTGTCTAGGCAGATTATTTCGTAAGCTTTGATCATCCTAGTAAGATGCTTATAAGTATTGCAATCCAAGCAACGCCACAGAATAGCCACATAAAGATATTTGCGATACGATCGGATTTACTTGGTTTTAGCCAGTTTGGATAACAAAGGTTTGATGTAATTTTTATTTGTTTCATAGTATTAGTGATTGAATGATTAAATGTTATCTTCTTCGATTTCAAAGCCAGTCCAGTAGCTACTTCCGCAGACATTTTCAAAGCCATAGTAGCCAATCAAATCATTTATTTTGAAAGGTAATTCTAAGGCATCAAATTGCTCGCTAGATAAACCGCCGGCTTTTTCCACTTCTTCAAAGTCTGCCCAGTCAAACTCTTTTCGGACATCTAGATCAGTATTGAAAGTGATTTGATCGAACTTGGTATATTGTACTTTATCGTAATCGCCCCCAATGGCATAAATAAATTCAATTTGATTTCCTTCTTCTTTCCAAGCCAATCCATAATCAAATAAGGAAGTAGCTAAATCTGCATCTGTGCCAATGTAACCAAGCTTTTCAAGTTTAGAGATAGTGTTAATTTCTGTGACATTCATGTGTATAATATAGTTTTGTTTTGGTTTTAGCCAATTAGGATATTTTAAGGATGATGTGATTTTCATTTGTATTTGTTTTTTAATGTTTAGAGTAAGATACATTGCTTATTGATTTATCCCAACACGCCCTGCATTCAAGACATTTATTACCTTGCTTTGATGAAGGACAAGTGAAATGAGGTGAGGTGACA